GGAACTTGCTCGAATACGCGCCACGCTTAACCCAACGAATCGGATTCGAACGGGCGAGTAAATTAATGATTCTCCGAAATGAGCCTTTACGGCTGAGCCTTGACGAAATAAAGGAACTAACCATCCAGTACAAAAAACGAGTGAACGAATGGAAAACGAAAAACGCATAATAGAACTCAAAAACGAACTTTTTATATTGATGGCCCGCCGTACCCTAAAACCCGATATTGCAGCCAACGCCCGCCAATGGTCAATTATGGCCGAACTTTACAAACTTACTGGCGACGATCGTTGGAAAATGAATAGTTAACTTTTAAAATCCAAATAAAATGAGTAATTACGAACAAAAGGAGGGGCAAGGCTCCTTATTCAGAAACGACAAAAAAGGAAACGAGAAAGCGCCCGACTATCGCGGCTCGCTCAAGTGGAAAAACCAAACGTTGAATGTGGTCGGATGGGTAAAAGACGCTAAAAACGGAACGAAATTCCTTAGCCTAAAAGTTGAAGCCATCGACACAACCGAAAAACCTCAAACGAATGAGCCCGGTAACGACCTCCCTTTCTGAGCTAATCGAGCAACTCGATAAAATAATCGAGGTATATAAGCCGCACCAACTGAATTATTCAGACGGCACCCGCGGTTATGTCAACGGATTAAAAGAGGCCCGCCATTTGGCCCAAAACCTTTTAAACAGAGAATTATGAGAACCAAAATTTATGATTTCAGCAACGCGATTCGAATCCTTAAGTTAAGAAAGGAACGCCACGAATTACTCTATTCTAATAAGGCGGCCGATATTCATCGACACCACCAAATTAGTAGCGAGTTATATGAGTTAACTCTCAACCCGATTTACCTCAGGTTTTAAACTTGGAAGTGTGGGCGGTCTTTAAATTTTTTCCATTTGCCGCCCCATTCAACCGAGGGGTATTTTTCGGCGAGAATGGCCGCAAATTTCTCGAATAAGGCGGGGCTCCAGTCAAGGGCCCCGCTTTCGTTTTTAAATGCAATATCGAAAGCCTTAGCGGGGTTCGAATTGTGCTTACCATTGCGGGCTATCTGAGTAACCACCTTGCCCGGTTTAGTTCGACCCTGAGCATATAGCGCCGCTTGCTCATCGTTATTCCGATAAGTACACGTTAAAAAGGGCTGGGGCTCGGTTGGGTGCAATTCGGCGAATGTCTTGGAACCATAGGCCCAAGCCTCTCGCAGTACCTCAACGCAAAATTCAATTTTCCGACTGGGCATTAACTGACTTTTTTAGTTTTCTTTTCTCGATGGCGCGTATAATTAAGCCAATTAGAATGATAATAACCTCGCGAATCGCATCGCCGTTTGAAGTGGGTAATAACTCTTCCATTTTATTTTTGATTTAATCGGTTAGTTCGTCATCTTCGTGATCGTCGGCGCTCCATAACGAGGCCCACAATCCTATAAAAAAAATATTCACGTTGTCGACCGCCTTATCGAGCATTTTAATAATTCGATTCTCGCTCTCATCCATTAAACGATTTAGCACCATAAATTCATAAACGATATAAAGCCCGAAAACCACCAGCGCAATGATGAGCCCCGCGAGTATCATTCTGACTCTTTTTTCTTGAATTTACTCGGAAACAAAAGCATCCCCATAAATTTCCAAAAGGCAATCGAAGCCCCAAGGTATGCAAGGAATTTCGCGCAGTCCATTAATAACGGCGGGAACCCACTCGCGAACTCGAGCCCAGTTGCAACGAGTAACATAGTACCCGTTTTAAACATTGCGTCCACGGGTTGGCTCAAGTCGATATCGAGTAGATTCATTTTTTCGGTTTCGTTTTAGAAAGCAGTTGTTTTTCGTAGCGTTTCAACGCCTCGATATATAAACGGCGTTTCTCGGCGCTTTTACTGATTTTCATCATTAGGGTATTTGATTAATTGAGCGGTAACGATACCCCGTTCTCGAGCTCGCAGTATTGCCAGTCGAAAAGATATAACTCGCCGAACTCTTTTGTATTGTAATCGGCGGGCGCTGGGGCCATTGGTTATTAGAATACTCGGGTAGTAACGATGAATTCGCACACAACCAGTCGACCATTAACGAGGTGTAGTGCTCGGCGTTTTGTTGCCAACGCGCTAGTTGGTCTTTAAAAATCGTATCGCCGACGGGTTGAGAATCCTCACTCGTTCTTTGAACCATCGTCCCGTTATCGACTTTATAAGTCAACGTCGGAGCGGCCTCGACCATTGCCCACCACAACACAACTCGGCGGGCGTAATCCTCAACGAGTGTTTGGTACGCCCCCGCGAGCGTGTTATTTAAAATATCGTCTTTAATTTTTTCGTATAATGAAGTACCTAAGTACGGCGCGAGGTGCTTGTCCTGAGCCAAATAAATCGCGGGGTACAATAAATTGGGATCGACCGCCCCGTTAATGTTGGTGTACTTTTTAATATACACGTCGCTTATTATAAGTATTTCAGCCATAGTATTTTTTTTAACGTCTGTAATTTATCCCGTCTTTTCCATATACGGGATTAGTTGGTAGAAAGCCATTGTAATCCATATCGATGGGGAGTAATGCGACTAGTTCATTATTACGAACTTTATAACCCATTCGCTCGGCGCGTGCAACTGCGATGCGTTGCGAATCTTTTGCGAGTGGATTCGTTCCCTCGGCGCTGATGTAAACCTCTTTTCTCCATAGGTGGTTACAATTACCGCCGCCTTTATAAAACCAAATGCTATAATAGTTAGTTCCATTCGGCCCCCAACCGGGGTTAACGGCTTTAAATTCCATTGCCTCAATATCCTCTTTACGGTACAACTTATCGGCCGCCATCATTTTTTTACAAAATGGGCGCTCACTAGTGCGGTTGCCGAAAAATCTATAACGCGTCATAAACGTCACGCCCGCGTAATTGGTTGAATCTTGATCGCTTTCCTCTTTTGGTTTCGCCGAGCCAACATAGGCCAGTTCGTGCGCCTCGATTTTAACGAGTTCCTCATTTTCTTTATCGTCGTTCTCATAATCGACATCATAAGAATCGATAAGTATATATCCCTCGGGCGCGTCCTCACCGAGAGCGATTAACTCGTCGGCAACCTCTGAGCTCAATTCCTCGCGCTTAATTCGGGTAACTATTCTCGCGGCCCAATCTCTCCCCGCATCGCCGCCCCATAACTGCCAAGCCACACGGCCAGCAGTTGGGAATCCATCCTCGCCCGCGTTCCAACCGAGAGCCCTTTTGTCGATTTCGTGGCGAGAAAAGTAACTATTCATTCGCTTAATAGTGTCAACCGATAGGTTTCTTAAATTCGAAATATCGCGAGCCCTTGCAACTCCGACCTCGGTTCCCCCTCTCCCGTACTGCTCGCGCCATTTTAGCCCCAATTCGGCCGCTCGGGCCATTTCATTGGTGGGCTTATATGAGTCCTCGGCTAATTCAACCGAACAACACTTTTTTTTTTCAGCCTCGAGGGCGGCGGGTTGCGCTGGAGCGGTAACCGTGGTCGGTTCCTCTTTTTTAAGCGGTGTATTCGGAACGACCGTAATAGTTAAACCGGGCATTTCCCAACTTAAAACGTCCTCGAATGCTTTGGAAATTTTACGTTGAGCGGGCTCAATAACTTGGTTAGTGAAAATTTCTAATCCCACCGCCATTTCGTCTTTATTCGAACCGAAGCCCGTGGCCGAGCGTATACCAAACAAAAGAGGTGTCGTTACTCGATGGGCAACCATTATAAGCGACGTAGACTCCTCGCTTAAAAATTGGTATTGTTTATCGGCATCACTCAGCGGAAAAGTCGTAATATCAGGTTTCGGCGTGTCTCTCTCGTTAAAAGTCATTATAAATTTACCAGCGTTCTTTGCCCCCGTTAATTCACGTTCCCAATCCCGTTTCATTTCGCGTTGTTGTTCGGGGTCGGGCGCACCTTGAAACATCGAAACGATAAACGATGGCATTAACCCGTTTACGATATTGTTAATGTGATAAACTGAAATTTCCTTAGCTAATTCAATTGAGTTAATCGCTGAGTAGTAATCGGGACGCGGGTAAAATTGGCCGCTTGTATAATTGAAACAATAATAAATTTGGCGAGGTTCCTCAGCCTTTTTAGCGATATTAAAAAGCGGGATAAATTCGGGCTTATTCCTTTTGCGCTTAGTAGCCGCCCAATCGTTCGAATGCCAAACGCCCATTATTTCCTCGTCCTCGCCGTGAATTCCCAAACGACACTCCTCGAATGGAATGTGGCGCAGTTTCGCAATATTCTCGCGATCGTAAGTATAAATTACCTCGATGTAAAAACCGCCGTATTTTTTGTAGTCGTGAGACGCGCCGTAATAAACCTCGTAAGTATTTAGCTCCTCAATGCGCTTTTGATATAATCCCGCCTCGAGTGATTTGCCCGCTATCATATCGCCTATTGAAATACACAAAGAACCGTGAACGGCTCCCGTTTGGGCGAGTTCGCGGAGGTATTGAGGGAATAAATTATTAACCCCAAAATTCACCCAGCCACCGCGATCGGTTTTCTCAGCCGAACTAACGACCGTATAATCGGCGAGCTTTACGCTTACTGCATTATTTAAGAGTTTATCCATTGTAAATTATATCGTCGTTAATTGTAATATTCGGTAAGTCGTAATAATTCGTCGCGTCACTCATAACGGCCCAACCAATGCGACACAACCCCACTACCGAAGCATCATTAGGATTAAGATTCACGGCTGAATTTTGACCATAAACCTCGTATCTATAACGCCCCGCAAGGGTGAGCCCCACCGTAGTAACGGTAAGAGTTGTTATTCGTTGGTTTTCGTTCACAATAGTGACAACTTGAGCGAGGTCGGTTCCCGTTGTCGAGTTTTCTTCGTGGGTTAAAATTAGTAAATAATGGCTGAAAGCGGTCGCGAAATATTGTCGGCTTTCGTCGAGTGAAAGTCGCAACGTTTGGCCCGCCTGATTTGTGTTTAAATATTCCATTCTTTACAAAAAAAGGGGCGGGAATTAACCCACCCCCGTTTAATAAACTTAAACCCTTCTATTATGAATTAACGACGGTAATACCCGTAAAGTTATCGAAAGGAACCGAAGTGTACGGCTCGAGGAAATCAGGTTGGCCCGGTTCCTGAGCGTTCAACGTGAACTGGTATCCGTTCAAGTCGCCTTTCGCTTTACCCGATTGGTAAGAACCCGTAGTTAAAAACGCCCCATCAGTACGCCCAACACAAACGATTTGATCGTCGTATAGTTGAACGAAAACGATGAGCTTCGCTTTCGACATATTCTCAAGTTCTTTTTTCTTAGCGTTTGAAAGTTTACCGAGAGTGATTTCAACTGATTGGTCGTAGTACAACGTTCCGTTTTCGAGGTTCGCAGTTGGAACCACCGTAACGGCTCCAGTATTGCGGTTAGGTTGGTATTGGAAAACGTCAACGCTTCCTGAGGTACCGGGCAAGCCATCAATTAAACCCGTTGCTGGGTCGATTGTGATTCCGCTCGAGAAAAATTCCCAATTCGCGATATATACGTTTTTGACCCCACCAACCCCTTCGTTACATTCTAGCAAAAAGCCGTGTTCGAGCAAACAAGCCATCGTATTATTTTTTTTTAAGTTAGTTTAAAGGGGGGCGGTTAAACCCCCCATTTAATTTTTTAGAACCAAGTTCCGTAAGCGGCAATCTCGTTGCCAATTCCGAACTGACATCCAGCGTAGAATTTGGCTGAGAAGCGAACGTTATCTTCAGCGAATTGTCCCATATCGACCACCTGAATATTATTCCAGTCACCGAGAATGTTAGTACCGAACCAAAGGTTTGATTTCTGAGCCATAACGATGGTATCGTCAGGCATACCGGGGCATATTGCCAACTGATAACCCAAATAAGATTTAGGCATCTCAGGGCCGCCGTAAGTATACCAACCATTACCCGCCGCCGCGCTTGCTTGCATAAATGCCTCCCAAACGTTCTGAGCGATGTAAATAACTGGCTTTTCGGTTGAACGCTTAACAGCTGTTGGACACTCGGCAACCGTCAACGCTATTTTCGCAATAACGTTACTTGAGTCAATCGCAACTGGAGTAGCTACGAAATTAACGCCCGAGCCGCCCGCGTTCATCAAGGTCAAAAGACCGTCGTACTCGCCAG